AGCGCTGCATCTGCCAGGTGATCTGGTCGAGCACGCAACCCGAGTACATCGCGTAGCGCGGTACCTCCGGCATGCCGGTCTCGATCGACATGCTGGGCAGCGTCCACGCGCCCGACTGGAACTCGTGCGTGAATGGCCCCGGTGCGGTCCCACTTGTCGTTGGCGCGCCGAAGGCCGCCTTCAGCCAGAACCCGAAGGCCTCGGCGTCCAGCGGCACGACCACGTCGCCGTCCGCCGTCACCGCGTCCTTGATCGGGGCCAGCGGATCGCGGCCATAGCCGAGCAGCTCGGAGTTCAGCAGCGGCTGCTCGGCGCCGAGCGTCGTGCTGGCGAAGGGCATCTTCGTGAAGCCGCTCGCGGGCGGCGTTCCATAGGTTGTCTCGAACGCAAGCGCCATCAGCGCCCGCGCCCCCTGGGCTCGTGCCATGCCGAATCCTCCTGTATGTCAGTGCTGATGTCCCTGCATGAGGGATGAACTGAAAGGGACAGCAGCCATGTCAGACCGCGCACAGCCGCCCAATGCCACCGGTGGACATTCGCACCTCGACGCCGGTTCACGCATCACTGGCGAGCTCCAGTTTACGGGCATGGTTGAATTGCCCGGTTACGTGAAGGGGCGCGTGGAAGCCTCCGAAATCGTCATCGAGGAGACCGGCGAGGTCGAGGGCGAAATTCAAGCTGCCAGCATCACGGTCAAGGGCCATTTCAAGGGAGACATTCGCGGCGGCACGGTCAGTTTGCGCGGGAGTGCGCGGGTTACGGGTGACATCGTCTACGAGCGGCTCAGCATCGACAGCGGTGCACAACTGGAGGGCCGGTGTGAACGGCAGACCTTCGGCAAAGGCGCCAAGACGGCCGATTAACCGAACGGGGCGCTTGTCGTGTAGTGCAGGACGACCGGGATCACGGCGGCCTTCAGGCTGGCCGCGCCCTCGACCGGCAGATCGACGGGACGCGGCGCTTCCGGCTCGACCCAGTCGCAGAGCCCTCCCAGTGTGCGGTCGGCCGCGAGCGCCGCAGCGATGCTGGCGGTCAGCGTGTCGAAAGCGATGTCACGCGACGCGCCTTGGACCACCGCCTCGATCTCGGCACGGTGCTGGTACGATGTCACGCGACGCGCCTTGGACCACCGCCTCGATCTCGGCACGGTGCTGGTAATGGTAGGCGAGCGGCGACAGCGTCACCTCCGGCTCTCCCGGTTCCCCGTCGCGCAGGATCAGCAGGCCGGCGGCCGGCACACGCTCGGGCAGCACCTCGCCGCGCAGAGCCGCGGCGGGCAGCGCCGAGAGGCGGGCGTGGAGGGCCAGAAGGATGGTTTCGCGAGGGGTGGGCATTCTCTATTCCGTCGTCGGGTGTCGGGTGAGTCCACAAGAGGCCGCCGACGGGAACGTTTCCCGGGGCGGTGGGATTGTATCCGGGGAGGAACCTTGGATCGGCTTGTGAGGTCATATCTCTATGTCAATAAATACGACGAACTGTCTGAAGGCCCTCGACAGCTTCGGAACTGACCCGGGGTCGCTAAGTGCCGACATCTATATTCCGGAGACCTTTCAGAAAGGCGGCCCCCTTGTCGTTGTACTGCATGGAAGCACCCAATCGGGTGAGAGCTATGACTATGGGTCAGGCTGGTCGACACTTGCCGATGAACGGGGGTTTGCACTTCTGTTTCCGGGGCAAAGACAGCGCAACAACGCCATCGGCAGCTTCAACTGGTTCAAGTCTGGCGATAATCATCGCGGCGGTGGCGAAGCGCTCTCTATTCGGCAGATGATCAAGCAGGTCGTTGGTGATCACGCGGTTGATCCGTCGCGCGTATTCATCACCGGGTTGTCCTCCGGTGGTGCGATGACATCCGTGATGCTGGCGACCTATCCGGAAGTGTTCGCAGGCGGCGCGATCATAGCCGGTCTGCCTTACCGCACGGACAGCCTGCCACAGGCGTTGTTCCGCATGAAGGGGTATGGCAGCTCGTCGGACCGAAGCCTCGACGCCCTCGTGCGCGGCGCCTCGGAATTTTCTGGCCCCTGGCCGACCATCTCGGTCTGGCATGGCGATCTCGACAAGACAGTCGACGACTCCAACGCCGGCGCAATCGTCCGCCAGTGGCAGAAATTACTCAAGGTCGAAGGCCCCCCGACCCTTGTGGAGGAAGTCGACGGTTTTCCACGGAAGGTCTGGTGCGACGCAGACGGAAGGGAGGTGATCGAGGAGTACATCATCAGGGATATGGGCCACGGCACCCCGATCAGTGCCGAGGGAGAGGAGGGGCTTGGGAATGAAGGAAAGTTTATGCTGGACGTGGGTATTTCCTCAACCCGGCACATCGCGGATTTTTGGGGTCTTGCGTAACCGCCAGCCGCTGGCGCGGTGAGACGTTAACAAAGCGAGGCCGGTCTCCCGGCCCCGGTGTGTCAGGAAGTTTCGAGCACACCGCTCCTGCCGCGGAGCCGCGTGAAGAACGCAGTGATCTCCTCCGGCGTTGCGCGGTCCACGGTGCCGTCGGCCACTTCGCTCTGCGACCAGATCCATGTCGCTGCGGGATAGTGCAGCATGGCCCACTCGCCGAACGCCCGCTCGGAGATGGGTTCAGCGACATGAACCTTCATCTCCAGGCGGCGGTCGTCGCGTTCAATACCGTCCATGGCGGCCCGGACCTGCGCTTCGGGGCCCTCGAGCCACTGCAGGTGGCGCGGGAAGTAGCCAGCACGCGTCCGGCAATTCCTTCCGCCTTGTCCGGATAGTCGGGCGCTTTCAAAACCGTCCCTCCACCCAGTTCGCGACGATCAGCCCAGGCACGCTATCGAGCGCCCGCTCGGCGTCTTGGTCAAGATCGAGCCGCTTCGGTAGCTTGACCTGCGGGACCAGCAGGAAGATCGGCACTGTTGTGCGGCCACGGCCGGTCTTGGAACGCGAAGCCACCCCGAGCCCCCGACTGTTCAGCCGCCCCTCGGCCACCAGCAGGCTTGGCCCGCGGCGGCGGTAGACGAACCGCAGGCGCAGGCCGCGGCGGCGCTCCCATTCGGCGGGCGTGATCCTGCCGCCGCGAAGACCGCGACCGGCGGCCTCGGTCGGGATCGCGAGCCAGAAGCCATCTTTCGATCGGATCAGCGGACCGGTGTCGTGTGCGCCAACGATGACCGGGGCCTTGGACCAGACCACGGCCGCGGCGTTCAGGCTCTCGCCGGCCTTCGGGAAGGTCTGGCTCCGGATGGAGTTCGCGAGCCGACGGCCGAGCCCCGCGCCGGTGATCTGGCCGCGCCAAGCGGTTTTCAAACCGGTGCCGGCCTTGCACATGGCGGCGGTCACCGCCTTCTCGCCCGCCTTCACCTCCGCCGCCATGGCGGCGACGAGATCGGGCGCGATGTTGAGCTTCAACTTCATCCGCGCCGCCATTCAGTTTTTTGCCTGCATGTGACACACTCACCCGGCAACAAAGAGGAGAGAAAGATGAGCGACCGCGACGCGTACGTTGAGAAAACGAAAGCGAAGCTGGACGAGTGGAACGCCGAAATCGACAAGCTGCAGGCCCAGGTCAAGGCCGCAGAGGCAGAGAACAAGGCGAATTTCGAAGAGCAGCTTGCAGATTTCGAAGAGCAGCTTGAAGAGATGCGCCGGCAGCGCGACGAGGCACAGGCCAAGATGAAGGAAGCGCAAGCCGCGAGCGATGCGGCGTGGGACGACATGCGCAAGGGGATGGAAAACGCCTGGGAGGACATCTCGAGCTCATTCCAGAAGGCCTGGAGCCGATTTCAATAATATGATCCCCGCCTGTTGCAGTTTCACGCGGGCCTCAGATCGACCGTCCAGACGAGCCGATCACGATCGCGGACGGGCTCGCCCTGGATGAGGAAGGGCTCGCCGTCGATCTCGATGCGGTCGCCCGGGCGCGGCGCTGGCAGCTCGGCCACGCGCAGGTCGATCCGCGTGGTCTCCGACCAGAGGCGCGCCTCGCCGAAGCCGGTGACCTCGTCCGCGCGGCGGGTGACCACGCGGACGACCTGCGGGACGCCGCCATCGGCGGTATAAATGGCGTCTCTCCCGATGTTGGCGTCGGCGAACAGCAGATCAATCATGGCTTCCGTTGCGCACGTCATCGGATCATTTCGCGGCGATGGCGCTTATGTGCCGGAGAGAACCCCGTCCCGAACCTGCGAAAGTCTTCACCATGACACTTTTGACACGCGACCTGTATCGAAGCTCCAACGGCGACCGCTGGAGCCTGGTGCGCGAGGCCGACAGCCATGATGTGCTGGTACGCCACCAGCCGAACGCCGCCTCGGGCGGCGAGGCGACCGATATGGAGGTGGGGGACTTCCTCGTCAGGGGAGGCGACGGACCAGAGAAGCAGGCGCTGCTGCGGCTCATTGCAGGCCTTGCCAACGAACCGCTGTCCTGAGCCACAAGCGACCGCGCTCATCACGTCCGCCGTGCGCTGCGCAGCACCTGCGGGCGGGTGCAGATCGGCAGCGGGTTCGACTCGATCTCCAGCCGCACCCATTCGTCGCGATCCCGATCGGGGATCATGCGCGCGTAGAGCGGCAGGCCCACGGTGTTGACCGTCTCGAAGGTGTCGGCGGGGGCGTAGTAGATCTCGAACAGCCCCTCGACGCCTTCGGGATAGAACAGCGCCTTGTCGGTGGGCACGCCGAAGCCGAGCCCGCCCCGATACCGGCGGAAGGTGATTCCGCCGAAGCTGACCTCCTCGCCCACCCTGCCCCGCAGGTCCGCGGCGGCGGCGGTGTTGAGATAGGTCTCGCGCACCTCCTTGTGCGCCACCAGATCGGCGAAGAAGGCCGAGCCGCATTCGGCGCGCAACTGCACCTGGCCGGCGGCGAGGCCACCCAGCGTGTCCTCGACGCTCTCGATCAGCGCCTGGCAGCGCTTCCTGAGCGCGCCCGAGGCCGGGCTCGTGTTGTCGAGATCGAAGTCGACCTCTGCGGCAGGCGTGATGCCGAACTCGGTGAAGTAGTTGATCACCGTGGCCCCGTCGCGCGGGTCCTTCACCATGCCCTGGATGCCGTTGAAGAGGTGGAACTCGAAAGTCGCCTCGGCATCGTTGCGGAGCCGCGCCATCTTGCGGGCCACCTCCGTCTGGACCTGCTGCACTGCCGTCTCCGAGCCGAAATCCCGGATCGCCTGGATCTCCGATGCCCAGAGCACGTCCTGCTTCTTGAACTGTCGGCAGACGAAGGCGCGCATGTCGCGGCGTTCGGGCACCTGTTGCTCGTAGGCCGAGCCGCGTTCGGAGAACGGAATGAGCGACAGCGTACCGTCGCGGCTTTCGATCATCACGGTGCGGGCGCGCACGCCGCGGCTGCCGAAGAGCCCCGCGCCCGACAGGATCGCCGGCTTGTAGGGGATGTTCTCGAGCGCGCGGGTCAGCTCGATGATGGTGAAGGCATCGCCTTCGAAGATGTCCATGGTGGCCATGAGGATGCCTCCGGTTTGAGGTGCGTTGGGTCGCCCGCGATCAGCGGACGAGGATGCCCGCGGCGAGAAGCGCCGCATGGGCGGCCGCGATCTCGGCGTCGCTGGGCGTGCCCACGAAGACGAGGTCATGCCGGTTGACGATGGCGGGGCCGCGGATGAGGGCGACGCCGGGGACTTCCCCGCCCGAGGCGTCTGCCCGGCCCCAGAGCACACCGACGGCGGTCTCGGTGCCGTCCGTCGCCGCAGGATCGTGGGCCGCATAGCTGCCAGTGGCGGTGATCCGGCCGAGCACCGTGCCCGGATGGAGATCCCCGGCCGCGATGGTGATTACTTCGCGGGTGTAATCGCGGAAGGCTTCCCAGACGAGGAAGCCGCCAGGGTGGGTGCTTTCGGTGAGCGTGGTCATGACAGGTTATCCTTTGAGCTTGAAGGTGCGGGCGATGACGTCGCTCCAGGGGCGCGTGGTCGGGTTCGGCCCGGGTTGCGGGTGATGCGCCGTGATCTGCGGCTCGGCTTCGGCCTTCGCGGCGAGGAGCGCTTCGCGCACCGCGTCGATGCCGGTGTCCGCCTCGAGGAACCGCCCGGCCATCTGCGGCTGGCCCGCCAAGCGGCAGAGATCGACGACGGCGCGCGCATGCGCGATGGCTCCGGCGCGGATGGCCGCGGGGTCCGGAGCAGTGTCGGCGGCTGCAACAGTGCCGGCGGGCGTGTCCGCCTCGAGCGGCGGGGCGGGATCGGTGCCTGGCGCAACATCGTTGTTGTCGCCGACGATGTCGGCCGCCGCGGGCGCGTCTTCCGGTTCCGTGGCTTCGACCGCCTCGACCAGCGCAGGCGGCGCATTGCGGAACCGGCCAATGTCGAAGCTGGCGGCGATACGCACAGGCTCTGACAGGCGCGTGGCAAGGCCCGCCTCCAGCGCCTCGGCCGCGCCGAACCAGGTCTCGGCGGCCATCAGCGCGGAGATCTCGTCCTCGGGCCTGCAGGACCGGGCCGCATAGCCGCGCAGCATGCTGGCCGCGATCTTGTCCAGCGTCCCGGCCATGTCGCGCATGTCCTCGGCCGTGCCCATGACATTACCGGAGGGGTCGTGGATCATCAGGAAGGCGTTCTCGGGCATGACGATCTCGTCACCCGCCATGGCGATGTAGGAAGCGGCGGAGGCGGCAATGCCGTCGATCCAGACCGTGACAGTGCCGGCGTGGCGGCTCAGCGCGTTGTGGATCGCCACCGCATCGAAGACCGACCCGCCAGGGCTGTTGAGACGCAGATCGATGGGCGCGTCGTCCGGCAGTGCGCCCAGCTCAGCGAGGAAGCCCTTGGCGGAGACGCCGAAGGCACCGATCTCGTCATAGATCAGCACTTCCGCGCCGGTCGCCCGGGCACGGATCGTGTACCAGCTGGTCATGATGTCACTCCTGTTCGGTGGCCGGATCGGTAGCGTCGACGCCGTCGTCCGTGTCGTTGCCGGCGCCTTTGCCGGGCTCGGCTCGTGTTGCCGGCGTCGCGCGTGCGCCCTGCGTCTCACCGGGACTCGTCCGGTAGCGAAGGCCGAGCTCCGTGGCCCGCCCCGCATCCGTCGCGTTCTCGCGGTCGACTTCCTCGACGTCGTAGCCGGTGGCCTCGACCACCTTGCGCCGCGAGGTGATGCCGGCCTCCATCGCCAGCACCTGCGCCTGTATGTCCTTCAGGGGATCGACCCAGTCCCAGCGCGGCGGGATCCACTGCACCGGCCGCGCGGCGGCTGGATCGGCCTCGAGCGCGCCCGACAGCACCGCCGTCTCCAGCCAGCGCCGCCAGACCGCGCGGCAGAGCTGATGCGCGAGGACACCGTGCTGCAGCTGGCCGATGCGCCGGCGAAACTCGACGAGCTCGGCGCGCAGGGATGAATAGTTGGCCTGCCGGACGTCCCCGGTGACGAGGTGGTACGGCAGCCCGAGCGATGCGGAGACCGCTAGCAGTGTGCGGTACTGGAACGCCTCGTAGCCGCCGCCAACATCGGCGGGCGACGAGAACTTCACATCCTCACCCGGCAACAGCACCTGCATCGTGCCGGGCTCGAGGCTCGCAATGGCGGCCCCGTCGAGATCTGCTTCAACCTCGCCCATCATGGACTCTTCCGGCGCGGTCTTGGTGATGAAGCCCGCGAACATCGCCGCGGTCTTCTTC